AAATGTATGATGGGTTCTACTTCAAACGCATTAGACAAAGGTGGAGAAAACTTTAAAAAGCTATACGAAGCTTCGGATGTCAACAAAAGAAACCGCAACGGTCAGACTAGCTCAGGACTATATAGTATGTTCGTACCTATGGAATGGAATTACGAAGGATACATCGATTCTTATGGATTACCTGTATTCGACACTCCAAAAAAACCAATCAAAGGTATTGACGGAGAAGACATCGACATCGGTGTAATATCACATTGGGAAAACGAAGTTGATGGTTTAAAAGATGATCAAGACGGTTTAAATGAATATTATCGTCAGTTTCCAAGAACAGAGAAACACGCTTTTAGAGACGAAGCTAAAGAATCTTTGTTTAATTTGACTAAAATATACGAGCAAATAGATTATAATGAAGATCTTCGTAACACAAACGTAGTTACTCAGGGTAATTTTCAATGGGAAGGTGGGATTAAAGATACTAGAGTAATGTTTATGCCAAGTAAAAATGGCAGATTTTTTGTTAGTTGGGTTCCTCCAGTTGGATTACAGAATAGATACAATATAAAAAACAATATAAAATACCCTGGAAATGAACACTGCGGAGCTTTTGGATGCGATAGTTATGATATATCTGGTACTGTTGATGGTAAGGGTTCTAAAGGAGCTTTGCACGGATTAACTAAGTTTTCGATGGAAGACGTGCCGCCTAATTTGTTCTTTTTAGAATACATATCTAGACCACAGACTGCTGATATATTCTTCGAAGATGTTCTTATGGCTTTGATATTTTATGGCATGCCTATATTGGCAGAGAATAACAAACCTAGACTCTTATATTACATGAAAAGAAGAGGTTACAGAGGTTATTCTATGAATAGACCTGACAAGGTTATGCATAAATTATCAGTAACAGAAAGAGAAATAGGTGGAATACCTAATTCAAGTGAAGATATAAAGCAAGCTCATGCAGCTGCTATTGAAGATTATATAGAAAACCATGTTGGCCTTGGGCAAGATGGATATGGAAATACATATTTTCAAAGAACGTTAGAAGACTGGGCTAAGTTTAATATAAACAATAGAACAAAACACGATGCTTCTATTAGTTCTGGTTTAGCTATAATGGCATGTAATAAACATAGATATACACCTGTTGCAAAAAGAGTAATATCTCAAGTATCATTAGGTTTTAGAAAATATAACAATACAGGTGAAAATTCAAAAATAATATAATAAATGGTCTATACTAACAATAACAGCATCTTTCCAGATCAGGTGGTACCTGAAGAAGAAAAGAAATCATTTGAATATGGTTTAGCTGTTGGAAACGCTATTGAACAAGAGTGGTTTAGAAACAACAGTGGACAGAATAGGTTTTCCTATAATTTCCAAAACTTTAATAGACTAAGATTATACGCTAGAGGCGAACAGCCTGTGCAGAAATATAAAGATGAGTTATCAAATAACGGTGATTTGTCTTACTTAAATTTAGACTGGAAACCAATACCTGTTTTATCTAAGTTTGTAGATATAGTTGTAAACGGCATGACAGACAAAGGTTATGAAATAAAATCTTTTGCTTCAGATCCTTTTGCTACACAACAAAGAACTGATTTTGCTTTTAAAGCATTAAGAGATATACAACAAAAAGCTAACATAGAAGAATTAGCTGGACTTACTGGTAAAAACTTTTACGCATCTGCAGACCCAGAAAGTTTACCTAAAGATCCAGGTGAACTTGACTTATATATGCAACTTAATTACAAGCAAAGCATAGAAATAGCTGAAGAAGAATTAATAAATAATGTTCTTGATTTTAACAAATACAGTGAAACTAAAAAAAGATTAGCTTACGATTTAACTGTACTAGGTATTGCTGCTAGTAAAACTAGTTTTAATTTAGCGGAAGGAGTAAAAGTAGATTATGTTAATCCAGCTAATTTAGTTTATTCTGCTACAGATGATCCTAATTTTGAAGACATATATTATGTTGGTGAAATAAAAAGCTTAACACTTCCTGAGATTAAAAAAATGTTTCCTTACTTAACTAACGATGAGTTAGAAAGAATACAAAAATATCCAGGTCGCCAAAACTACGCTCAAAGTGATTGGCAGGTTAATAGCGACGTTAATCAACATCAAGTATTGTTTTTTGAATACAAAACATACCACGATCAAGTATTTAAAATAAAACAAACAGAGCAAGGATTAGAAAAAGTTTTAGAAAAACAAGATACTTTTAATCCTCCTCCAAATGATAACTTTGAAAGAGTAGCAAGATCTATAGAGGTTTTATATACTGGCGCAAAAATACTAGGCATGGCTGACACTATGCTAGAATGGAAATTGTCTGAAAACATGACAAGACCATCGGCTGATATTACAAAAGTTAATATGAATTATTGTATATCTGCTCCTAGAATGTATCAAGGACGTATAGAGTCTTTAATTAGTAGAACTACTGGTTTTGCTGATATGATACAATTAACGCATCTTAAATTACAGCAAGTATTAGCTAGAATGGTGCCGGATGGTGTTTATGTTGATGTTGACGGTTTAGCAGAAGTTGATTTGGGTAATGGAACAAACTACAATCCAGCAGAAGCATTAAACATGTATTTTCAGACTGGTACTATAGTTGGTAGATCACTTACTCAGGACGGTGAAATGAATCGAGGTAAAGTGCCAATTCAAGAACTTCAAAGCTCTTCAGGTATATCTAAGATTCAAGCTATGATACAAACGTATCAATATTATCTTCAAATGATTCGCGATGTAACCGGACTAAATGAAGCTAGAGACGGAAGCACACCTGATAAAAACGCATTAGTTGGTTTACAAAAACTAGCTGCAGCAAACTCCAATACAGCAACGAGACATATATTACAGTCTTTAATGTATATAACTATAAGAACTTGTGAAAACATAAGTTTAAGAGTTGGTGATATGCTTCAATTTCCATTAACTAGACAGTCTTTGATAGGTAGTATAAATAGCTTTAACGTAGCTACGCTTAATGAAATTGACAATTTACACATGCACGACTTTGGCATCTTCTTAGAATTAGAACCTGAAGAAGAAGAAAAAGCTCAATTAGAGAAAAGCATACAAATTGCACTTCAAACTCAAAGTATTAGTTTAGCAGACGTTATAGATATACGTCAGATACAGAATACTAAACTAGCTAACGAGGTAATAAAGTCTAGACAGACAAAAAAAGCAGAGCAAGAACAGGCTGCTCAAATGGCCAACATACAAGCTCAAGCTCAGGCTAATGCAGAGTCTGCAGAAAAAGCAGCTGTATCTGAAGTTCAAAAACAACAAGCTTTAGCTCAAACAGAAATTCAAATTCAACAAGCTAAATCTCAATTTGAAATACAGCGCATGGAGCAAGAAGCATTAATTAAAAAACAATTAATGGCAGAAGAGTTTCAATATCAACTGCAACTAGCACAAATAAATATGGACGCTCAAAAACAAAAAGAAGCTGAAATTGAAAACAGAAAAGATCAAAGAGTAAAGATACAAGGTACTCAACAGAGTGAACTTATAGATCAAAGACAAAATGATTTGTTACCTAAGAATTTTGAATCAGGTAATGATGGTTTAGGTGGATTTGATTTAGAGCAATTTACCCCAAGATAGGGATTATTAATTTTTATTATATTATATTATGTCAGAAGAAGTAAAACAAGAAGGTGAATTTAAAGTAAAGCATACTATGCCTAAATACAAGGACATGGGAGCTATTCCAGAAATCACTAAAGTAGATTTAACTAAAAAACCAACAGAAGATGCCATTTCAATCGGAGAAACAGAAAAAGTGGTTGATGATAAACAAACCGGAGATATACCTAAAGTGGAAGAACAAGTACGGGAGTCCAGCGAGATTACTAAAGTTGAAATCAAAAGCGAAGAAGTAGAATCTCCATTAGAATTAATAGAAGATGAAAGTGATAACGCTGAGGAGATCACAATGGTTGGAGGCACTGAAAGTCCCAACACCTCACAGGAACAAAAAGAAGTATTACCGCAAACTGAAGCACAAAACGTACCAGAAAACTTAGAGAAGTTAGTTTCTTTTATGAAAGAAACAGGTGGAACTATAGATGACTACGCTAGATTAAACGCAGACTACAGCAATGTAGATAGTGAGTCGTTGCTAAGAGAATATTACAAACAAGCTAAACCACATTTAGATTCAGAAGAAATTAACTTCGTAATTGAAGACTCTTTTAGTTTTGATGAAGATTTAGACGAAGCAAGAGATATTCGAAAGAAGAAACTTGCATATAAAGAAGAGGTTGCAAAAGCTAAAAGCTATTTAGATTCGCTTAAGGATAAATATTACTCAGAAATCAAGTTGAGACCTGGGATTAATCCTGAGCAACAAAAAGCTACAGACTTTTTTAACCGATACAACGAAGAGCAAGAGCTCAGTAAAGTTAACCAAGAAAGGTTCCGTAGCCAGACAGACGAGCTTCTCAACAACGAATTCAAAGGTTTTGATTTTAAGGTTGGAGAGAAAAAGTTTAGATATGGCGTTAAAGATCCTGTTAAGGTTGCAGATAACCAAAAAGACATTTCTACATTCATTAAGACGTTCTTAAACGATAAAGGAGAAGTTGTTGATACAAAAGGTTATCATAAAGCTTTATACGCAGCACGCAACGCTGACACTATAGCTAATCATTTTTATGAGCAAGGTAAAACTGATGCAATTAAAAGTCAATTAGCTAAATCTAAAAACATAACTACAGAACCTCGAGCTACGCAAGATGGTAATGTATTTGTCAATGGATTAAGAGTAAAAGCAATTAGCGGTCTTGATTCTTCAAAGCTTAAGATTAAAACAAGAAAATTTAACAATTAAAATTAAACTATTATGGCTTTAAGTCCACAATTCGGTTCGATAGTACCTTCGCAAGCACAACAATTGCTAGCGACAAACTATTTAGCGTTTAACACAGGCGCTGGTAATGATTTTGCACAACAGTATCTACCTGAAATCTACGAACAAGAAGTAGAGCGTTACGGAAACAGAACTCTTTCTGGATTCTTACGTATGGTTGGAGCTGAAATGCCAATGACATCAGATCAAGTTATTTGGTCAGAACAAAACAGATTACACATTGCATATGACAACTGTGCTAACGCAATTGCTGGTGGCGTATCAACTATTACTATTCCAGTAAGAGCAGCTGCCGCTGGTCTTCCTGCTATTACTAATGTGGTATCTCCGGGGCAAACTATAGTTGCTTTGGATGGTGCTGGAAATGAACTTAAATGTATCGTTACTAGCAGCACAACAAACACTGGTGCTCTTATTGTTGCTCCTTATACTGCTGTGGATACAGCTGCTTTAGGTGCTGTAGTTAAGATATTTGTATATGGTTCTGAATTTAATAAAGGATCACAAACAAACAACTGGAATGGTGTAGCTGGAGCACAAGTTGGTACTACTAATATTAGTATTGACCCTGCTTTTACTCAATTCTCTAACTCTCCTATCATTATTCGTAACACTTACACTATAAACGGTTCTGACATGGCTCAGATTGGTTGGGTAGAAGTTGCTACTGAAGACGGAACATCTGGATACCTATGGTACTTAAAAGCTGAATCTGAAACTCGTTTACGTTTTGAAGACTACTTAGAAATGAGCGTTATTGAAGGCGAGCTTGCTAGTGCTGCTGGTGCTGGATCTGCTGCAAATGCAGGATTCAAGGGTACTGAAGGTATGTTTGCTGCTATACAGTCTAGAGGTAATGTTGAAGTTGGATTTAGCGGCGCAAGCGGTTTAGACGACTTTGATGAGATTTTAAAGAACTTAGATACTCAAGGAGCTATTGAAGAGAACATGCTATTTTTACAGCGTCAAACTTCATTAGAATTTGATAACATGCTAAGTGCTGTGTCTCAAGGATCTCAAGGTGGTACTGCTTACGGATTGTTTGAAAACTCTGAAGAAATGGCATTAAACCTAGGGTTTAGCGGTTTCCGTAGAGGATCTTATGATTTCTACAAAACTGATTGGAAATACTTAAATGATGCTTCTACTCGTGGTGCTCAAACAGGACCATCTTCTATAGAAGGTGTACTAGTACCAGCTGGAACTTCTACGGTATACGATCAAATTTTAGGAACTAACATTCGTAGACCATTCTTACACGTGCGATACAGAGCTTCTCAAACAGAAGATCGTCGTATGAAGTCTTGGTTAACTGGATCAGCGGGTGGTGCTTTCACAAGTACTCTTGATGCAATGGAGGTTAACTTCCTATCTGAAAGATGTT